GGTTTTGTTTGATCCCCGAGAGTTTCATTGGCTTGATCGAGGACGGCTTCGAGGGTGTATCGGAATTCATCGTTATGGACGGCTAAGGTTAGAAGTAAAGTTGCTGGGTCGTCGCCTGCATGGAGTCGGATTGCTTTGTCATTCTCCGTGATGAGAAGGAAGTTCTTCGCATGGAGGAGGGCTTTTCTTGCGTTTCTCATATTCTTGTATTGCTTCAAATATACGATAAGCCACTTGGGGGACTATGGCGTTTCCGTATGCTTTGATTGATTCTCTTCGCCACTTTGGAAAGGTGATACCGTCCAGTTCTTTGGGAAGCCCATCATCTCCTCCACAAATAGGGGCGACAGTTGGGAAGTTTTCCCACTCTGTGCAAATGCGTCCGGGAGGCTGTTTGTTTCGTTTCTTCCTGCTGCCTCCAAAGCCTCTTCGCTCCTCGCACCCTTGTAATCCCTCTTCGTCGGTGTCGGGAGCATTCCCACGCTCGCCATTTGTTTCAATGGATTCTGCAACGTTGAGCCGTGTTTTTCTTTCGCGTTCTTCCACGCTTCCGGACTTCTCGGTGTGTTCCAATCGAATGCGTTCACGGTTGGCAACAATCCAAACTCTGTCGCGTCGGTGGGGAGCGCCTGTGGCGCAAGCTGGAATAATAAACGATTGGACGGAGTACCCAAGAGCTTCCAAGTCAGCGCAACACGTTTCGAAAACCAATCCGTCCGACCAATTAACAAGCCCGCGAACGTTCTCGCCCACGACCCAACGGGGTTGACACTCTCCGATAACTCTAAGCATCTCTGGGAACAAGTGGCGTTCATCCTCTGATCCCTTGCGTTTTCCTGCAACGCTGAACGGTTGGCAGGGGAACCCTCCGGAGAGGATATCAAGTCTTCCAGAGTAAGCTGTCGCGTTGAATTGTTTAATGTCTCCAAATTGTTCTGCATTGGGGAAGTGGTGTTTGAGGACTTTGCGAGGGAATTCTTCCCACTCGCAGTTGAAGAGGTTTGTAAATCCCGACCATTCAGCCGCGAGGTCAAAACCTCCGATTCCTGAAAAAAGAGATCCATGAGTCATGGGTGAAAGATTCTACCCTCAACATCTCTTGCAACGTTCTCGAGATTGTCTTTGTCGTATTGTGTCATGGGGACGAGACGCTTCACGAGGAATGGATCTCCGCTGAAACGCTGCTCTTCAAATTTCTCTTTCTGGTCTTGTTTGAGGAATTGCCGGATGTTCTCCGCGATGATTTCCCTCTCTGTTGTGGTATAACTCATTCTGTTTCGTTTATTAGTTTCTGAAGCTCGCTAAGCATTCGACGGTTGCACGAGGAACATTGACTCGCTTGGGTGTTCGTCCCGGTCACCTTCGAATACAGCTGCGCGAGCTGTCCGTTTGTTCTGAATTGGTTGTCTGTTTTTAGAAAGGTCTTGATTGCGTCGATGTCTGCTTGTTTGATAACTGCCTCCCATTTACCGAGAGGACACGAGGCAACCTTGAGACGTGTTTTGGTGGGCATATGGCATCCGCACAACTCCGAGTCGGTGAAGGCTTCTGTCACGAGGTCTCCGCAACTCTTCGTCGATTCAACGAAGTGCTCGCACCCTTTGCAGATATTAAGTCGGTCAGTCCTCTTTTGTGCCGTTACGAAGAACATCTTTCAGGATTTTTCGGGTGATGTGTAGTGAGCGATAAAGGGTCGATTCTCCAACGCCAGACCGTCGAGATACGTCAGCCATGTTCCACCCTTGCAGGTATAGAGAGAAGATAGTTCGATCGAACCAGGTAAGGCGGTCGAGGATGAGTTGCATTTGCTCTCGTTGGATGGCTTTTGTCCAGTCGCTTTCGAAGGCTTGTTCTTTGGGGTCTGCATCGGTTACGTGATATAAGTCTTTGAATTTTCCTCTTGTGGCTTCGGTGTACATCGCTTTTACAAAGTACCCTAGTGGATTCTCATTGTCACCCTCGGGAAAGCGTTTGTCGACGCAACGAAGATAGGTATGATGTACAAGGTCGGAAGGGCTGTCCGTCCATCGTCGAGCGATGCGGACAAGTTTTGAATAATGCTTCGTGAGAAACTCATTCCAACCCTTTCGACTTCCTGAGTTCATCGACTTTCTTCTTGTATATTTTGCAAAGGTCTTCCAATTCGTGAACGCTGAATCGCTTCGTTTCGTTGCTCAAGCGAACCAGCCGATCCGCTGTCCCTTCTCCGTGTAGTTCGTCGAGACGTTTGGCGAATTCGTATTGTGCTCCCCCTTCGAATCCGTTGCAAGCCTTGCATTGAAACTGAACATTCAACTCGTGGAATCGCGTGGGCATCTTTTGCCGTACCATGAAATGACCAGCGTCCGCGCTTTTGTAATGGCGCAAGCGACCGCAAGTGAAGCACTCTCCCCACCCTTCATCGTTGACCGCACGCAGCCGGATGAATTGGGAGAATATCTTGTCAAGCTTCGCTTTCGCCTTTGCTACTGTCATTCTTTCCGGGTATCAAGAAGGGATTGTTCTTCATGCGCCATTCGAGCTTGGCTTGTTCAGGATCGTACTCAGGGACGTTCGTTGGGTCTTCTGCTCCTCGAGTTATGGTCTTGTGTTGTTCCTCAAGGATGGAGGCTCGTTCTTCTTCATGCTTGATGATGCAGTCGCGGAACTCCTGTATCTTCAAACGCTCGTAAAAATTACCGTAATATCCTTGTTTCATCCTCTCGCAAATTAAGCGAAGTTCCTCCAGTTTCAAAACCGGGAAAACCTCGAAGATTGTTTCTGCGCAAAGTGCCATATCCTCGAATGAGTGAAGCGTCTTCTTTGCGTCGATGAATTCAACCGTCTTGTTGATCATCGTCACGACTGCCGCCCGCGTCTCTTCGGGGTGGTGTCTGAGGCTGGTGAGGATGTTTGTTCCCGCCCAAGCTTCTTCGTTGGTGGGTTTATAAATGCCCGTGCTTGAGATATGCTGTAAGCTGGTCTTTGCTTGGTTGCTTTGGAGCTGCTGTTTTGTTTGTTGTAAATTCATTGCTTCGTTTTATCCAATTTCGAGCGGCAGCATTCCAGTTCTTCATCTTGTTTCTGCCTGCTCTCCATCCGTTTGATTCGTAGTAATTCCAAAATTTCTCGCCTTCGTCGCGAGATGATCCCGCAAGTTCGAATGATTCCATCGCTTCTTCCAAACTTGGTTCCTTGAAACGCACTCTCTTCACTAACTCTTTACTCTTATCTATACTCTTCTCTTTACTCTGCGCAACTGTAGTTGCTTCTTTTGCAACAGTAGTTGCAACTTTTGCAACGATAGTTGCTTCTTCTTGCAACGATTGTTGCTTGTTCCTATCGTTGCTTGTTCCGATAGTTGCTTCTACGAGGACGGTCATCTTCCTTCGGTGACCATACCCTTCGCATTTGATATGTTCGGTTTCGCAAAGGTCTTTGCGCATCTTACGGATGTACTGAGAAGAGACCCCAAGAGACTCAGCGAGGAACTCATCTCCCGCCCAACACGATCCGTCTTTGTGACTGAGCGCGTGAATTTTAGAGAGGAGAATTCTTTGCATGGGAGAGAGGTCATCCAGCAACCAAATCTCCTGGGGTATCCATATTCCGTTCATTTCGCCAAAGTTAATGATGAAATAAATTTCATTCCATCCCTTCTCTTTCGCATATCAAAACCTCTTCGACGATCTCCGCGTATGTCGCTCCGCACGTTTCCGATATCTCCGGAAGGTGCTTGAGGATATTGCGCGGCATACGCCCGCACCAATTGCGAACGGTGTTGGGTGTCACGTCCAGAGTTTGAGCCGCGTTATGAGTCGAGCCATAGTTCCGGATCAAGAACAATTTAATATTATTCATACCGCGTAACCTTTAAAGCTCCCCAAAAGAAAGACCGAGATACCTTCACTCGCTTATTTAGAGGGGTCGTCTTTGGCTTATCTTTCTTCTTAGATACCCGAGGTGCATCGAAGAGCGTTGAGCCTCTTAAAATGTATTTATACCCGTCAAATTCACATCTTGGATTCAATACGTGCGACCACCTTGATTTCATGCTTGAAATTGAGTGATTATCCATTGCTTTGATTCCCTTCCATTGAACGGGGCGCTTACTGTGTCTTATCAGATTATCGTTAACTATTGAGACTAATTCCTTGTCTTCTTTTTCTGTCCATTGATTGTAGTTCATAGCTTCGAGATAAGGGTTGCACGAAGGTTCAAAAGGAACTCAGCCGCTTCGAGAATCTTCTCGGGGTCGCTCTCTTCCTTGAGCGCAAGACCGATTGCCCAACTTGCGTCGATCCTCTTTTGAATGTCAGGGTTGTTTGACTTCGATTGATTCGGACTGAATCCCGGCTTCGTGAGTTTCATTCGGTCTCCCCACTTCGAGGGAGTGACTTCGAACTCTACTTCGTCTCCAACGCTCCAGCGGTCTTGGCTCTTTGCCGATACCTCTCCGCTGTCTCCGGATTCGAGTTGTATTTCGAACTTGTACATCAAGCCATTTTGGCTGTCATAGGTGCCATTCGGTTGAATGGTCTTGATTTTAGATTGTCCCATTTTCTTTGGTTTTAGGGGTTATAAATAAAAATTGTATTTTGTTTCGTAGTGAGAAGAATTGTAAACGCTGTATTCTCCATCTTCTCCAAGAAACTGAATGATTACACCGCTTGAATGATTTCTTCTGTAATATGGAGAATCTCCTTTACTCCAACTCACCCATTCTGGAATGTATTTCAACTCCCATTTTTCAAGGTATTGTAGTTCTTTAGCACTTTTCTTTAGTCTATTGATGTTGAGCTTATAATACGGATAGCCGAAAAGCCTCTCTTCTGCTCTCCAATCCATAAAGAAAATCCTACCTCGTTTAATATTCTGCTTGATAAACCATTCTCTTTCGTGATTCCTCAAGTTTTCCAGATTGTGCTTTCTGTACAGGTCGCGAACTCGTTGAAGTATTTTAATTCTTAGGTCTAGCTTCTGTAATAAAAAATCTAAAGAGCATAAAATAGCCTCATCAAAATCATATTCTTCTTCAAATATGGTTAAAATATTTTGATATTTCTGGTGTTCATATGCTTGCACCCTTCTTTCGTAGTTGCATAAATATTCTTCTTGAGTCATTCCGGCAAGCTATCGAAGTTGCGACTCTCCAAATTACGGTGTTCCTTTCGAAATTCATCGTTTGTCATTAATGCGGCTCGTTTCAATTCGTAGTTCAATAGCTGTGTGCATTGGCTTACCACCTTGGAAAATGCTGCCGCTTGAGTGACGTTTATCTCTTCTCTATCTAACTTCTCAAGTGTTTGACATAGCGCGTGAAAGAGACTTTTCGTGTTTACTGGTTGCATCTGTTTGTTTTTAGGGATTTATTTCGTCCGCGCTCTGCGGATGGATTCTTTGAGTTGAGAGATGAGGCGGTCGAATTCCGCGTCTTCATCTCGGAGGTTTTGGGCGAAGTCGTTGTAACTCTTCGCGGGGTTTACGTTTACGCTACTTCGAACGCATATCGGTTTTACCCATTGCTTTTCTTCTGAATTCATTGTTTATGTATCTGTTAAGGTTTGTAACTGCTGATTCAACTTCGAACATGAGGTGGTCTATATCCTCCCCTTTGAATTCTTCTTGCGCCCAAGTCCAATACTTGAGCACGTCTTCTTTAATCTCGTCCATCTTTGTAAGTTTCTATGCAGGTTTTTAAGCTGTTCGTAATGCAGTCCATCCAAATCAATAGTTCTGGATTCAATCCCTCGACATCCTTCATCCGCTCCAAGACTTTGACGGTGATTCGCCATTCTTCTTTGATATTCATCGGTTCAGTCTTCATTAATGTCAAAAAACAAGGTGAAATATCCGTACTTCTTCTCGATCATCAAGAGGTGTTCGAACTCGTCCTTCGGTAATTTGCTGAGAAAATACTTGTCGTATCCCTCCGCGCCCTTTGTCCAGCAATACGATTGCCATCCCGCTTCGATATACTTCTCTCGATTCTTGTAGAAATCGTATTCGTCAACGGGAGTCCATATCGAAGTGCGGTAAGCGGATGCGGATCGCGTGTGCGTCTTACCCGTGACCCAATTCTCTTCTTGGCTATGGCTCATAGGTCAATGTTTTCTTGTACGATATCCATCGCCATTTGAAGCGCGGTTCGTGTGAGACGATGGCTTGTGGGTTGCTCCTGTCGGAGGTCATGCAAGGTGAGCCACGCTTGCTTGAGTTCTGTTTGTTTGTTGTCGTTCATGGGGCAATACTAC